ATGGTCTGGACGCTGAGAGCGAACTCGCCAACATCCTCTCCACTGAGGTTCTTGCCGAGATCAACCGTGAGGTGGTTCGTACCGTATATCGTATCGCCCGCCCTGGTGCTCAGAACAACACTGCTAGCGCTGGTATCTTCGACCTGGACGTTGACTCCAATGGTCGTTGGTCGGTTGAGAAGTTCAAAGGTCTGCTCTTCCAAATCGAGCGTGACATGAACGCAATCGGTCATGAGACTCGTCGCGGGAAGGGTAACATCCTGATCTGCTCTGCTGACGTGGCATCTGCCCTGTCGATGGCTGGCGTTCTGGATTACACCCCTGCCCTGAGCGGCAACAGCGGTCTCCTCCCCGACGACAACAGCAGCACCCTTGCTGGTACTCTGAACGGTCGCATCAAGGTCTACGTTGATCCTTATTCCGCTAACGTAAGTGATCGTCACTTCTACGTTGCTGGTTACAAGGGTAGCAGCGCCTATGACGCTGGTCTGTTCTACTGCCCCTATGTGCCCCTGCAAATGGTTCGTGCCGTTGGTCAGGACACCTTCCAGCCCAAGATTGGCTTCAAGACCCGCTACGGCATGGTCGCCAATCCCTTCGCTGAGGGTACTGCCCAAGGCAGCGGTGCTCTTACCGCTAACGCCAACCGCTACTATCGTCGCGTGCTTGTGGACAATCTTATGTGATTTATTCACAAATCAACACAGGGGACCTTCGGGTCCCCTTTTTTTATGTTAAATAGTAGGTATACTTATGTTGTATTATGGCGACTGGACGGGTGACTAAGAACGACATTTTGCATCGAGTCTACAAGATGAAGAGTGAACTCTACGACGGCAAAAATAAAGACAAACCAGAACAATGGCACGATGGTGCTCATGATGCCTATAATAGAATCCTGGATTTGTTGCAAGAGTATTCTTCATGAGAGACCTAGATTTTATCGACAACCTATTGCCTGGTATGGACGACGCAGATCTAAAAAAATTACAAGAACGTGCTCTTCGTATGAAGAACGATATCCTCATGGAAGAACCATGTCCAATCTATGAAGCAGACGCTGATGATTGGGAGGACTTCTGGTATGGAGGAGAATCGTGAACGACGAACAACGCAAAGAATGTCAGGAGATGATCGATGCTGCAATTCGTAAACACAACCGTAATGCTTCAATTATTTCTATGTGTGTCGGTTGGGTTGTTCTTGCTCTCTTTGCTGAGGGCCTGCTCCGACTCATAGGTGTAATTCCGCCATTACTGCCATGGATGGACATAGCATTGAAATAATTGGAATGATCCTGGGACTGTCCTTTGCATGGGCATTTGTTTACCAGGGTCATTCTGTGTCTAAGGGGATACGAGGTTATCGTAATTACCAAAAAGATGACCACGAGTCCCTAAATATAAGGAGAAGAATAGAAGATCTCCTTAAAGATAAGACACATGGCGACTGACTACGAAATTTGGAACAAACAAATTGAAAATAGGAACTTCCTGTCTCCTATCGGATTCAAGATGCTTCTGGAACAATTTCCAAAGGTTGTGTACTTCTCACAGTCTGCCAACATTCCTGGGATTGGTATCAACACGGTAGAGCAGGCAACTCCCCTGGGTCGTCCTCTGCCTTGGGATGCTGCTGGATTGAACTATGAACCATTTACTCTGACGTTCTTGGTTGATGAAGATCTAGAAAACTATTTGATCTTGCACAACTGGATGCGTGGTCTTGGGCGAGGTGAGTCCACCAAGGAAAGATCAGAGTTTGAGAAAGAGTATAACCCTCGCTGTGATGGATCACTTGCTGTGATGAACAGCAACATGCAAACTAACTTCTTCGTGGTATTCAAAGACCTATTCCCCGTGTCGCTGAATGCTCTTGAATTCAATGCTACAATTGATGGTACAGAGTATGCTACTGCAACAGTAGAGTTTAGATATTCTGTCTACGAAATTCAAGACATTGATGGCAATCGGAGGAAAACATTAGAATGACACTAGATGAAATTCGTGACATGTGGAGAGAGGACTGCGTTGTAGACCAGAACGATCTCGACACTGAAAACTTTAAGTGTACAGTCATTCATGAAAAGTATCTGAACATTTGGTCTCACTTCAAACTAATGTTATCAGATGCCGAGGCAAAGAGCAAGATGCTCTACAAGGCAAAGTTTGAATACTACTCAGGCAAGGCACCTGCAAAGGTATACGCCGAGAAACCATTCAATCATAAGGTACTCAAAACTGACATCACTACATACATCTGGGCAGATGAAGAGTGGTTGAAAAATAAACAAAAAATTGACTACCTTGAAACTTGCATAAATTACTTAGAGATGATTCTTAAACAGTGCGCCTCTCGTGGGTTCCAGATTAAGAATTTTATTGATCTGAGGAGACATGGTGATTACTAGCATTAGTAAAAAGAACGAAGTTTACATTAAAGTCAACGCAGAACCGCATGTACATCAAGAACTGAGCGATCACTTCCAATTTGAAGTTCCTCAGGCAAAGTTCATGCCCCAATATAACAAATTCAAATGGGATGGAAAGATCCGCTTGTATTCTCCTGCCACTGGGGAGATATATGCGGGTCTTTTTGACTATGTGTGTGAGTTCCTAGAAGAACGTGGGTACGAATACCAAGTAGAGGATAGTAAGTTCTATGGAAAACCAAATGAATGTGAACTACTCGTATCTCCTGAGGCAGTGGCGGGGTATGTTAGATCACTGGGATTACCTTTCAAGGTCAGAGATTACCAACTACGAGCAATTTATCAAGCACTTAGGTTCAATCGGAGACTTCTACTTTCCCCGACAGGATCAGGAAAGTCTCTGATCATCTATGCTCTGGTGCGTTGGCACCTGGGAATGAATCGTAATGTATTGATCATTGTTCCTACGGTCTCTCTGGTTGAGCAGATGTATAAGGACTTCCAACAATATGGATGGAAGGCAGATGCATACTGCCACAAGATCATGGGTGGAACAGAGAAGTATACAGAATCTCCTGTGGTCATCTCCACCTGGCAGAGTATCTACAAGGAACCACGCAAGTTCTTCCAAAGATTCGACACAATCATTGGTGACGAAGCACACCTGTACAAAGCAAAAAGTCTGTCAGGAATTCTCACCAAGTGCCATGACGCAAAATACCGCGTTGGACTGACAGGTACTCTGGATGGTATGCACACTCATCAGTTGGTGTTGGAAGGTTTGTTTGGTAAGTGTGAGCAAGTAACTAAAACCGTGGACCTAATGAAGAAAGGTCATCTCACTCCATTGAAAGTAAATATTCTTTTGTTGAAGCATGGTTATGTTCCTTTCGATGACTATCAACAAGAGATGGACTACCTCGTCTCCCATCACAGAAGAAATAATTTGATCACTAATCTGGCATGTGATCTGAAAGGCAACACACTCATTCTCTTCAACTACGTCGAGAAACACGGAGAACCTTTGTGGGAGTTGCTAAATAATAAAGTAGAGGACGGTCGCAAGATCTTCTTCATACACGGTGGTATTGATGCCTATGATCGTGAAGAAGCACGATCTATCTGTGAGAATGAAAAGGATGCCATCATCCTTGCTTCCTACGGGACCTTCTCTACTGGTATCAACATCAAGAATCTACATAATGTAATTTTTGCTAGTCCATCCAAGTCAAGAGTAAGGAACCTCCAATCTATTGGACGTGTCCTTCGTAAAGGTGATAACAAGGCACAGGCAGTGTTGTATGACATTGCAGACAACTGTTCCAGAGGATCCAAAAGTAATTACACCCTTCGTCATCTTGCTGAAAGAATCAAGATCTATCAAGAAGAAAAATTTAATTACGACATCAAGGAGATCAAACTAAAACATGATTAATTACATCCGACACGACGAACAATTCTTTGGGACAATCAAATTGATCACTGGGGAAGAAATCCTCGGTGAGGTGTTGGTGAGTGAAGATCCTGATACTAAGCAAGATTTAATTTTCATTCAGAATCCTGCCAAGACAAAGATCGTTGAATTGGATGCTGAGGAAGAACAACAACGTGTTGCTATGGGATTCATCCGCTGGATGAATTTCTCTGAGGAAGATTTCTATGTTGTGGATGAGAAGTCTGTTATCTCCATCGCACCGATGTCGAAGGAAGCAGTTTTGATGTACAAACGTTGGGTTCGTAAAGAAATAAAAGAAGAAGATGAATCAGAGACCGAAATTCCAATGAACAAAAGTATGGGTCTCGTACACACTGTTGATGAAGCACGTTCATTCTTGGAAAAGATCTTCAACAGTGGATCTCACTATCATTAATAACTCAATAAAGCCAAGTGATCTCTGAACCCTGACAGTGTTATCATAATAATAATTATTATTCTTGTCAAGCTGTCCTCTTGTCACTTGACATTTTTGTCACCATAAGTTAACATTATGCTATCCGTGAACAACCATATGTCTATTTCTATGCCAGCACGGAAGAACCCCAAAAAGAAAGAACACTATGTCGATAACAAGCAGTTCCTTCATGAACTGATTATCTATCGCAACAAGTGTGAAGTTGCCAAATCGAAAGGTCTTCCGAAACCTCGTGTCTCGAATTATATTGGTGAGTGCTTCCTGAAAATTGCTACGCACCTCTCGTATCGTCCCAACTTCATCAACTACATGTACCGTGAGGACATGATTGGTGATGGTATCGAGAACTGTATCCAATACATCCACAACTTCAATCCAGATAAGTCAACCAATCCGTTTGCATACTTCACACAGATTGTGTATTATGCATACTTACGTCGTATCGCCAAAGAGAAGCGGCAGCAAGCGATCCGAGAGAAGATTCTGGAACGGAAAGGGTGGGAAGAAGTCATGCACTCTGACGACCTTGACAACGTGGCTGACATGAACTATATTAAGTCACGAGTCGAGTCAAACACTAGGTACTAAAATGAGTGATCATTACATGTCTGACTACTGGCGGGGCGGTACTGCTACCGACAGGAAGTCTGAACTGGTTAAAGAACTGGCAGATCTGTTGGGTGGAATCACCTACACTCAGACCTGTACCACGAGTGCTGGTAAGACATATAAAAAACTTGTGATTGAGTATGAAGATTCTGCTAATAACTGACCAGCACTTCGGTGCTCGTAATGATAGTCAGGTTTATGTTAACAAGTATCAAAAATTCTACTCAGAAACAGTCCTACCGTACATAGATAAACATAAGATCACTCAGATCATTGCTCTGGGTGATACTTTTGATCGACGTAAAGCGATCAATTTTAATTCGCTACAAGCGGCAAAGGATATGTGGTTTGACCCGCTACGCGAGCGAGATGTGAAAATGCACATGCTCGTGGGTAACCATGATATCTATTACAAGAATACTCTCAGAATTAATAGTCCCCAACTTTTGCTCGGAGACTACGACAACATTACTGTCGTGGATGATCCTCAGCAACTATCTTTTGGTGACACTAATATACTTCTTCTTCCTTGGATCTGTGATGAAAACAGACAGCGATCCATGGATCTTATCAAGAGTAATAGTGCGTCTATCTGCCTTGGCCATCTTGAACTTAATAATTTTGAACCTATTCCTGGATATACCATGGAACATGGGGATAGTCCAGATATGTTCTCCAAGTTTAATTTAGTGTGTAGTGGTCATTTCCACCACAAATCTAGAAAAGGCAACATCGTATATCTCGGTAATCCGTACCAAATGTTCTGGAATGATTACGGTTGCGATCGTGGGTTTCATGTACTAAATACTGATACCGAAAAACTAACCTTTGTCAAAAATCCAAATAGTATGTTCCACAAGATCTACTATCGGGATTCTGAAACTGCCGAGATTGACTACGAGTCACTCAATGACAGTTATGTCAAACTAATTGTCGAGAAGAAAGAGGACCAAGTTCTCTTCGATAAGACACTAAAACAAATCAATGCCAGCGGTATTGCTGACTTGAAGATTGTAGAAGATACGTTTGTGCATCTTGATGAGGTAGATGAAGATCTAGAACAGGAAGATACACTTTCCATTCTGCAAAATTGCGTCAAAGAAATCGATAATCGTGACGAGGTTTTCGGTATTCTAAAATCTCTGTATGTGGAAGCACTTCGACTCTAATGTTTGTTCTAGTTGACAAAAAATCTGGTGGCGTGTATGCTGTTCGAGATGACACGATCAATGAACGGGTTGTCCAAATCTTTGAACAGGAAGACGATGCTGAGCGTTACCATGGTTATCTGATTGCCAGTGACTATAAACGCAAACTGGAAGTCCTAGAAGTCGAAGAGGATGTGGTCAAAGAGAACTGTTCCAACTATGGATATAGTTACACTATCATTAGACCCAATCATATTGTATTTCCCCCTGGTGATAAAGACGAATGATTATTTTTGAGAAGATTCGCTGGAAAAACTTTCTGTCCACAGGTCAGCAGTTCACCGAAGTAGATCTTCAAGAGTCACCCACTACACTGATTGTAGGAAATAACGGCGCGGGCAAGAGTACCATTCTTGACGCGCTTTGTTTTGTTTTGTTCAACAAACCGTTCAGGAAGATCAACAAACCTCAGTTGTTGAATAGTGTTAACGAACGTGAACTCGTAGTGGAAGTTGAGTTCCACATAGGTTCTGTTGATTATAAAATAGTACGGGGTCTTAAACCTGCGCTGTTTGAGATCTATCGTAACAACGAACTGGTAGATCAGAATGCAGCAAATAAAGACTATCAGAAACACCTGGAACAGAGCATACTTAAACTTAACTACAAGTCTTTCACTCAGGTTGTTATTCTTGGTAGTAGCACTTTTGTGCCTTTTATGCAGTTGCCTGCTGCTCATCGAAGAGAAGTTATCGAAGATCTTCTAGACATCCAGATCTTCTCTCAAATGAATTCGTTACTCAAAGAACGACTGAAAGATGTCAAGGATGAGCAGAGGCAGTGTGAATATGAACTAGAACTTGCACAACAGAAAGTTGATATGCAGGTTCGTAACATTGAGAATCTTGAACAAGTTGATGCCAAGCATGTCGAAGACAAGCAGGAACGGTTTATCAAGAATGAGAATCGTGTAGTTGACATTCACAGTCGAGTCAAGGAATTGAATGGATGGATCACCGAAATCGAACCCGAAATTCTAAAACTTGATGTTGCTGTTGAGAAGCACGAGAAGTTCAAAGTGATGCGTACCAAACTCATCTCTAAGTTTGATCAGTCCAAGAAAGACTATGACTTCTTCGTCAGTAATACTACATGTCCTGTGTGTACTCAGGACATCGAGAAAGACTTTCGGATTGATAAACAAGCAGAACTAAATCTCAAATGCCAAGAACTACATGATGCTGGAACACAGATCCTTAACAACATCAATGAGTTCAGTAAGACTGTTAAAGAACTTCGCGACAAAGCGAGCAATGTCAACGAATATCGGTATGAGATTCAGTCACTCACCAAAGAGGAGATGCACCTCCTGAAAGAGAACACCAAGATCATGAGTGATGTTGGTAGTGACTCCACTAATTTGGAAAAGGAGAAGCAAGAACTGATCGTCATGCAAGATCTGCTTGACAAAAAACAAATTTCATGTTCTAATATCAACAAGCAGACTGATCATCTCAAAGTTGTCGCTGGTCTGCTCAAAGATGGCGGGATCAAAACAAAGATTATTTCTAAGTTCATTCCCGTTATCAACCAGCGCATCAATAAATATCTTCAAAGCATGGACTTCTATGTGAACTTCACGCTTGATGATAATTTTAACGAGAAGATTCTTTCTCGTTTCCGTGATGACTTCTCTTATGCATCCTTCTCGGAAGGTGAAAAGCAAAAGATCGATCTAGCACTTCTGTTCACTTGGAGAGAAGTTGCCGCATTGAAAAACAGTGTGTCTACAAATCTTCTCCTCTTGGATGAAGTGTTTGATTCATCGCTCGATCAGTCTGCCACTGATGAACTTATGAGAATCCTCAAAGGTCTCGGAGAAAAGACTAACCTCTTTGTTATTTCACACAAAGGAGATGTTCTGTATGATAAATTTGAACGTATCGTACAGTTCGCCAAAGAAGGAGACTTTTCTGTAATGACGCCTATTCAAGGATGAAACATATAGTTTTTACTCTTCGCCAATGTGACTCCGCTCTCCTAGATGATGAGTCTTACATTCGCAACATGCTGGTTACAGCAGCACAATGTGCAAACAGCACCTTGTTGGGTATCCAATCTCATAAGTTTGATCCCCAGGGTGTTACCGCTATCGCCATGTTAGCGGAGAGTCATATCAGTATTCACACTTGGCCAGAAAATGGAGAAGCAGTGTGCGATGCCTTTACCTGTGGTGATCACACAGACCCTCATGAAGCATTTTCATTTATGAGAAAGGCATTACTAAGTAAAAGATGGTGCTACCAGACCATTAAACGACCAGTCGGATGACTGGCACAGACCCCCTAGGATTCCTCCTGGGGGGTCTTATACTATCTGCATACAGACGGAACCCCGATGAACACCCAAGAGATCAAGGGCAATCTCGCCCGCCTGCTTGCTACCGAAAACCTTCTGGTAGAGCACAAACAAGTCCCCACTGCTTCCTTTGATGTTGAGAAGCGTGTGCTGACCCTGCCCCTGTGGAAGAAAGCAAGCGATACTGTGTACACCATGCTGGTCGGTCACGAGGTCGGTCATG